CTTGAGTATGCTGCTTATTCAGTCCAAGATTGGTGTGATAACGCAATTCATAATCGTGCTCGTGTTGCACAAGAAGAAATTATTGCAGCTCTAGTCGCACATTGTAATGCAAATTCTATTGCACTTGCAGTGGGAACTGATGCACAAGTTACTCAGGCATATGAACTGAAAGTAGTTGATACTGCAAAGAATGTATCTGATGCAGCTGACAAAGATACACCAGATACAAAAACTTCTTCAGAGTAAGGAAAAGTAAATGTCATCCAAGATTAAAGTAGATACTATTGAAAACGTAGCTGGTTCTGGAAATGTAAGTCTAGGGTCTGGACATAATCTTGTGGTGCCTGGAAACATTACTGGGCAAGGAACAACAACTCTTACTGGCAATCTTACTGTAGATACAAATACACTTCATGTAGACACTTCTAATAACAGAGTAGGCATAGGAACTGCATCACCAACACAAGATTTAACAATCGTAAACTCTGGTAGCGCAAGAGTAGAGTTGGTATCTGGAACTAGTGGTACATCTATTATTGATATGGGTGATAGTGCTGATAAAGATATTGGTGGTATTCGGTACGCACAAGGTACAGATACAATGCAGTTTAGAGCGGGCAATGATGTTCGTATGACTATTGATGGTAATGGATATGTACTAAAACCAAACACTCCAGCGTTCAATGCAAGAAGTCATAGTAGTGGTACTGGTACTACTACATTTTATCTTGGTTCTACAAACAACAGTCAAACTTCAGTAGTGATATACAATAATGGGTCACACTTTAATAACACCAATGGACGTTTTACTGCTCCTGTAGCAGGCATATATTATTTTGGGTGTCAGGCAACTCCAAGTCAAGGTGCTAACTCTGGTATTTATATTATAAAAAATGGTGGTTCTCAACTGACTGGTACTGCTTACCAATATTCTACATCTTATAATGGTTCGGCGGTATCTTCTATTGTATCATTAGTTGCTGGTGACTATGTTCAAGGAGTTATGGTGCCATTTAACGGTACAACTGAAGGCCAATATGATGGTAACTTTTGTGGTGCATTGATAGGATAAAGATATGTCAACAATTAAAGTAGATACAATCGCAACAAGAACTGGTTCTGGTAATATTACTGTAAGTAATAATATTGCTGGTGCTGGAACGATAAGTGGCACAAACATAACTGCAACTGCAAGTGGTGCTCCACTAACAGTAAATAGTACCAATAGTAATAACAATAAAATTATATTCCAAGATAATGGTAGTGTAGTTTCACATTTAGGTGGTATTTCCAATGGTTTAGTTTTTGCAAATGCTGCTGGAACACAACTTGGTAGACTTGATGCAGATGGATTAAAATTTGGAACGGATACTGCGGCTGTTAACGCCCTTGACGATTATGAAGAAGGCAGTTTTACACCAGTTCCAGTAGTTACACATAATCCAGGCGGTGTATCAGTAAGTAATATTACACAACAAATTGGGAAATATATTAAAATTGGTAGTATGGTATTCTTCCATTTCAGAATAAGATTTGATAAAACTGGAAGTAGTGGAAATATTGGTATAAATGGTATGCCATTTGCTGAAGATAGTGCTGGTGTATATGGAAATATTGGTATGGCAAGAGAAGGTGCTACGGAAGGCACTGCTTATCAACTTGAATCCATTTCTGGTACACAAATTGGTGTAATTAGAAAATATGATAATACATCTTTAGGAACTGGAACTAAAGACGTTCAAGGTCATGGATTTTATAGAACAAGCAGTTAATACTTTGCAAACTAAATAACTTTATACCTCTAGTGGATTCTGGGGGCGGACAAAAGGAGAAAAATAATGGCGATTACAAAACGTACAGAAGAAGATAAAATTGAAGTAGTAGGTCAGTTCAAGCACATTCAAGTGAGAACTGCTACTATTATTGAAGAAGATGGTGTAGAACTTTCAAGAAGTTTCCACAGACATACTGTTGCTCCAGATGCAGATTCATCTGGTGAAAGTGCAGATGTAAAGGCAATGGTTGCACAGTTTCATACTGATACAGTCAAAGCTGCATACAAAAAATATCAAGAAGATAACGCACCAGCATCTGAATAAATATATGCATGACTGATGCAAATCACTATCTTGGCAATCCCCTTCTAAAGAAAGCAAATGTTCCTGTCGAATGGACAGAAGAACAGATTCTTGAATACAAGAAGTGCATGGAAGACCCCATGTATTTCTGTCAAACGTACATCAAGATTGTTTCCTTGGATGAGGGGATTGTTCCATTTAATATGTTTCCATTTCAAAAAGAGATGGTTGGAACTATTCATAGTAACAGATTTACAATATGTAAGTTACCCAGACAGTCTGGTAAGACAACAACAATCGTATCATATATTCTACATTACGTTCTATTCAACCCAAGTATGAATGTTGCAATCCTTGCCAACAAGGCTGCGACTGCAAGAGATATTCTTTCCAGATTACAACTCGCATATGAAAACCTACCCAAATGGTTACAACAGGGAGTAATGTCTTGGAATAAGGGTTCTCTGGACTTAGAGAACGGTTCTCGTATTGTTGCATCATCCACATCGTCTAGTGCGGTTCGTGGTGGTTCTTACAATATGATATTCTTAGATGAGTTTGCTTTCGTACCACATAATGTCGCAGAAGATTTCTTTAGTTCTGTGTATCCTACAATTTCATCTGGTAAGACAACCAAGGTAATTATTGTTTCTACACCAAACGGAATGAATCTATTCTATAAGTTATGGAGTGATGCAGAAACGGAAAGAAACACATACGTTCCAATTGAAGTTCACTGGTCAGAAATTCCAGGCCGTGATGAGAAGTGGAAAGACGAAACTATTGCAAATACGTCACAAGAACAGTTCAATCGTGAGTTTGAGTGTGAGTTCTTGGGGTCTGTCAATACACTTATTCATCCAACAAAGATTAAATCGTTTCACTATGATGAACCAATTAAGAAGAATGCTGGATTGGACGTATATAAAAATCCAGAAGAAGGACATACATACGCACTTGTAGCGGACGTTGCAAGGGGTACAAACAACGATTACTCTGCATTCCTAGTGTTTGATGTATCACAATTACCTTATAAGATTGTTGCAAAGTATCGTGACAATCAAATAAAACCTCTACTGTTTCCAACAATAATTCATCAAGTCGCAAGAGGATACAATCAAGCATATGTGATGATTGAGGTAAATGACATTGGAGAACAGGTCGCAACTGCAATGCAGTATGATTTAGAATATGACAATTTAGTTATGGCATCTATGCGTGGTCGTGCTGGTCAGATTCTTGGTGCTGGTTTCTCTGGGGGTAGAGCGCAACTTGGAGTTAGAACAACTAAAGCAGTAAAGACTTTGGGATGTTCTAATCTTAAACAAATGGTTGAAACTGATAAGTTAGTTATTAATGACTACGAATTAATTGATGAGTTATCAACATTTGTACAACATGGACAGTCATATCAAGCAGAAGAAGGACACACAGATGACCTCGCAATGTGTTGTGTGTTGTTTGCATGGATGACAAACCAACAATACTTTAAAGAACTCACTGATATTGACCTTAGAGAAAAGATGTTTTTAGAACATCAAAATCAATTAGAACAGGATATGGCACCTTTTGGTTTCTTTACTGATGGATTAGAAGACAGTAATGTGGGTGAAATGGTTGATGAATATGGTACAAGGTGGGCGCCTATCGTGAGAAGTTACGATACAAATTGGTAAAACCCTATATAATCTCAATAATATCATTTTCAATTTTAAGGTAACAATTTGCACACACAATTTTTGATTGGTCGATTAATTTCACAACTTCCTGTCTAGATTGTGTACCAAGACCCTTACGTTTAGAAAGAGAACGAATTTTAGAATCATGTGGATAGAATTGTAGACAAGCAGTCTCACGTTCTCCACAATGACAACAAGATTGATTTGCAAGGAACTCATTGACCCAGATTACTCTCTTACGATAGTTTCTCTTAGTCACTTCTTTTATGGTTTCCTTGTATTGTTTGTAATGAGACATAAATCTATTTATATGCAGTGGTGCATATAAAAATGGGTTTTCAAAACTTAATAATACTAAATATATGAGAAGTGAACAACTTTAATATAAAGTAATAGGAGAAACAAAAATGCCTTTTCAATTATCGCCTGGTGTTCTTGTTAAAGAGATAGACCTTACTAATATCGTTCCTGCTGTAGCAACCTCAATCGGTGGCATGGCTGGTGCCTTTCAAAAAGGCCCAGTTGGTGAAATCGTTGCTGTTGGTTCAGAGAAAGAATTAGTGGATATCTTTGGTAAACCAAACGGAAGTAACTTTGAGACATGGTTCACCGCTGCAAACTTTTTGCAGTACGGTAACGCACTCAGAGTTGTTCGTGCAACATCTGCCATTGTAAATGCTACAAGTGGTGGTTCTGGTATACTTATCAAGAGTACAGATGACTATTTAAATAACTTTGCTGCTGGACAGGGTTCTAGTGGTGAATGGGGAGCAAGAACTGCTGGAACACATGGTAACTCACTTGGGGTATCACTATGTTCAAACGCAACTGCTTACGAACAAAACTTAGGTTCATCCAACCAAACAGTTGGTGAAGATGCTGCTGGTGCAACAGTAATTAAAGTTGACGCTGGTACTGCATTTAACGTAGGTGACTTAATTTCATTCTCAACTGCTGACGCATCTTCAAACGCAAGTGCATTTGCACACATTGCTGGTGATGAAGGTAACGAGTATGAAATTACTAACATTGCTACGCATGACCTTACAGTTAGACTAAAAGATGACCCAAATGGTAAGGGTGTACAAGCAATTATCCCAGATAATACATTTATTCGTAGACGTTGGGCGTTCTATGACTTGTTTGATGCTGCTCCTGGCACATCAACATATGCAACTGGTAAAGGTCTTGTTGCTGACGAAATGCACGTTGTTGTATTCGACAGAACTGGTGACATTTCTGGTTTCAGAAAAGATACTGCTGGTGAAAGAACAAATGCTGTTCTTGAAACATTCCAAGGTGTATCACAGGCTGCATCCGCTAAGACTTCACAGGGTGGAACAAACTTCTATCCAGACGTAATTTACGGACAGTCTAAATTTATCTACTGGTT